CTGTTGGTTTGTACTAAATACTACAAGACCTGAGTTTATATCTATACCATCAAACAGTTCTGATGGAAATGTAGAAGAACAAGATATATCAATAGGGTCATTTGCACTAACTGTTAATGCTGTTTCTGCAAAGAAATCAGGTGTACCAAGAGTTCCCGGTCTAGACAGTATCACGTTTTCTCCAGCTAGAAAAGCTAGCCTGTTACGAAAGAACAATACTTTGTTAATTCGTTTATCTTTAAATGTAGGAAACGGATTACTGTTGTCATCACCTACTTCTCTGTCAGCATATGTGAACTGCTTAATAGTAAATGTAGCTATTTCACTAGATGTACCACCGTTAGCTAAAGCTGTTCTCTGTATAACTAACGGCATATTAGTTAGACTTTTAGCTATTCCCGGCTTTGCACATTCTGTCCATGAGCCTGTACCATCCTGATCGTTTAGACCCTCGAATCTTAGGTAGTAATCGTCTTCTTCAGATATTCTAGCGTTAGCTATTTTTACTATATATCCATGTTTGCATTGTTTAGGTAGTAAAGTAACGTCGTTAACTGATGTACCCATACTACGCATCAAATCATCTTCTACAATTTCACAGTTAAATGCGTTACTGCTAGATAAATATATACCGTTACCTATAATAGTTCCGTTAATACCAGACGGTAATTCTGATACAATACCACCTAATACTTGGTCAGCACTTACAGCTGTATCAGCATCAAATGGTGTAGGTTCTGGGCGTACAAGTTTAATATTAGCTTTTACTGTAATAGTTTCGTGCTCTGTTACTTCTATTGTATATGTAGCAGGCGACTCTCCTTTACCAGAGTTACCACCTGTACCACTGCTAGACGTTCCAGTTACAGTACGACCTTTAGCTTGATCCATAGTAACTGTAGTTGTATCACCTGTAGTCCAACCTTCTCCACCGTGTAATAAAAATATACTTCTAGCGTATGCACATGCAAAGTCGTCTGATGAGTCTCCATCTCCACCTATGTTACCCTGCTGTCCACGTATGTCAAGTTTAAATATTAAGTTTTTCTTTGATCCGCTATCTACACTGAATGTCTGTATACCAATACCTCTACACTGTCCAGTACCACCTGACTCATCAAGTGTATCAGATTGTATTTTAATACGTGTAGCTCGTGTAAAGCTAGTTGTAGAATTATTGTTATATAAGTTAAGTCCATACTGTCTACCGTTTTCTGTACGTGTTACTTCAACAAATGCAAAGTGTGTATCAGGATTATCAGTAGTTGTACCTGTAGTACCTACCAGCGTATTAGCGTTAGAAGAATCACGACTGCTAACAAAGGTAGTGTCGTTGATAGTAAGGAATTGAATATTCTCTGCATTACTTGTTGCTAGATAGTTTTGTATAGCTGTCTGCCCACCAGTACCATATACTATGGTCTGTGCAGCTCCGGGATTATCACCGTCAGCTTTCCACATTCTAAGCTGTCCATCTGCGGCGACTTGTCCTATGTAAGATCCTTCTTCGTCATCACGATGGTAGTGAAACCACGAACCACCTGATTGTACGTTGGCTAAAGGAGTTGTCCCTACTCGTTTTGCTCCCGGTCTTTTGTATAAGCCACGTGTGATGTCAGGTATTGCATTTGTGACATCTTTGACTTGTCCCGGAAATTTTAGTTGATCGGGTTGTTCCGATATACCCCCAGTAAAACTAGGAATGGTTTGTGTTACGCTTGCCATTATCGTCTAAGGTTTCTCCAAGGTTGATATGTTTGATGTATTGTATTCTCTGGGAATCCAAACATACTATGATTACCCTGATTACACTCGTACTCCATAAGAGCAGCACGTGCTAAAGCTTCTTGTCCTTGTAATAATTTAACAAGATTAGGGTTTGCAACCAACTGCGTAGCTGCTTTTGTTGACGCTCTATATGTGATATAACGTCTAAATGGTATAGGTAAGTTTTCAAAGGTGTAAAGTTTTACGACATCTAAGTCGATAGTAGTGATATCTGAGAAGTCATCTGTATGATTTATTTTATCATATAGAACTCCATCACGTCTAATGACATCATATACTCTATGAGTCCAACCCTCTGATACATCAAGTTGTAGCACATCATTAGCTATAGCTATCTTACCTGTTGAGTCTGGAGCATAGGCTACATGTTTTTCTGTGTTAAAATGCCAACCCTCTGATTGCGTATCTACGTTAGCATCACGGAGTAGGTTATATATAAATGCAATCTCTGGGTTATCATATACTAATGATGTTACTGGTGCTTGACCTATAGCTCCCAGTATAGAGTTAACTGCGGATAGTTCGGTATCGAGGTCAATAGTTGTGGAAGCCATAATAAAAAAAGGGGAGCCGAAGCTCCCGTATAAAAAATAAAAATTAAGCGTTAGTTGGGTAGTTGTCACCAAATGCAGCGTTACCTGTTGAAGCAGGGGCAGCACCAGCGATTAACTCAACACAAGCAGCAGGGTTTAGGAAGTCTGCACCCATAGCTAGTCTTCCAAGGATTACGTCACCTTGATAAACAACGGATACATCTCCAGAAGTTACTTGAACTTGTGGTCCGATAGCTTCTACAAC